TCTTAGTACTGGTAATAACTTTACTGAAATAGATTTCGAAAAAGCACCAACTACATTAGTAGTCGGACAAAATGGTGCTGGTAAATCTACAATGCTAGATGCAATATCTTTTGGGTTATTTGGTAAACCACATCGTAAAATATCTAAGATGCAATTAGTTAATTCTGTTAATCAGAAAGGTACTGTAGTTGAAGTAGAGTTTAGAATTGGTAAAAAACAATTTAAAATAGTTAGAACAATTAAACCAAATAAGTTTGAAGTCTGGATAGATGGTAACATGGCAAATCAAAACTCTCATGTTACAGACTATCAGGCAATGTTAGAGAAAAATATTCTCAAATTAAATCATAAATCTTTTCACCAAATTGTAGTTTTAGGGTCTTCGAGTTTTATACCTTTTATGCAGTTATCCTCACAACAACGTAGAGGTGTAATCGAAGACCTACTTGATATCAACATGTTTTCTATAATGAATCAATTATTAAAAGAAAAGATATCAATCTTAAGAGAAAAGATTACACAAAATGAAAACGATATTAATTTAGTTGATTCAAAAATAAATGCACAGAAAAAATATTTGAGAGATATAGCAAGTGTAAATGCACAGTTTAGAAAAGAAAAAGAAGACATGATTGTTTCTACTCAAGAAGACATTAGAGTACTCAATGATAAAAATATAGTCTTAAGCAAACAAGTAGATAACTCATTACAACCCGCAATAGACATGCAAAGTTCTGTAATAAAAATAAAAGATAAGTTTGAAGAAACGGTTGCAAATATAAATGCACAATTTAAAGTTGTCAAGAAAGAACATAAATTCTTTTCCGAGAACGATGAATGTCCTACATGCAGTCAAGAAATAAACTTAAAATTAAAACAAGAAAAAATAAAAACAACTAAAAAAAGACTAGACGATTTAAAAGTTGGATTAGATAAATCAAGCACAGAAAGAGAAAACTATAAAAAATCAATACAACTATTTCAAGATACGATTGACGATTGTGCAAGATATAATTCAGAGATATCTGGTAATACTAAAACTATTGATAAATTAAATAAAGTAATTGATTCATTAAGAAATGAAATAGATTCTAAAATAGAATCGAGTGGTGATTTATCAGATGCAAATGCAGACCTCGAAGAGTACAGAAAAGAAAAAGAAAAGCATCAAGACGAAAAATATAAATTAAATGAACAGTTCTCATATCACCAAGTAAGTGGTGAACTATTACGAGATACTGGTATTAAATCAAAAATAATAAAACAATATTTACCTGTAATAAATAAATTGACTAATCAATATTTACAGACACTAGATTTCTTTGTTCACTTTGACTTAGACGAAAGTTTTGTAGAGACTATTCGTTCTCGTCACCGTGATGCTTTTACTTATGATTCTTTTTCAGAAGGTGAAAAACAAAGAATTGACCTGTCATTATTATTTACTTGGCGACAAATTGCTAAGATGAAAAATAGTGTAGCAACTAATCTTCTAGTACTTGATGAAACATTTGATTCATCTTTAGATATGGAAGGGGTTGACAATTTAATGAAAATACTGTATACTTTGCAGGAAGATACAAAAGTATTTGTAATATCCCATAAGGGAGAACTTGAGGATTCAATCTTTGATAGAAAGATTGAGTTTATCAAAGATAAGAACTTTAGTAAAATTAGATAGGAGTATATCATGGAACTAAGTGACCAAACGATAGGTGTATTAAGAAACTATGCAACTATCAACCCGAATATAGTTGTCGAATCGGGTAATCAATTGAAGACTATTTCTGTAGCAAGAAATGTTCTTTCATCGGCAACAATTCAAGAATCATTCCCGCAAGGGTTTGGTATATATGATTTAGGTGAATTTCTAAATGTTTTAGATTTAGTAGATGGCGCACATCTTTCATTTGAATCTGATTATGTAACTATCGGTGACAAGACTGGTCGTTCTGCAGTAAAATATTACTATAGTGACCCAGACATGTTGACTTCATCTGGTAAAGATGTTGTTATGCCAGAAGCAGAAGTTAATTTTACACTAGATAGTGATACACTTGCGAGAGTTCGTAAGGCCGCTGGTGTTTTAGGGCATAGTGAATTATCTATCTCTAATACTCAGGGTGCAGTAAGATTATCAATTGCTGATATATCAAATGCAACTTCGAATTTGTTTAGCATAGATGTTGAAGGTACTTACCCAGAAGGTGTAGACTTCAACTTTATAATGAATGTGAATAATTTAAAAGTTATTGATGAAGACTTTCATGTAGCAATCTCTTCAAAATTAATTTCACAATTTACTAGTACTCAAAGTGATATAGAATATTTTATCGCACTTGAGAAATCTTCAACTTACGGAGCATAAAATGGCAAAACCAGTACCTGAAAAGAAAGAAGACGACCACTCACAAATATACGAAGTATCAAATAGAGTTGCACGTTCAACAGTAGCAGTTATTGATACAGTAGTACAAAGAGGTGGTTTCAAAGGAGAAGAGTTGACAACTATAGGTCAACTTAGAGACCAAGCAACTCAGATTATACAATTGTGCGAACAATTTCAATCTAAGCAAGGTCTTGACAAGTCTAGTTAGACCTGTTATAATACTCTCTTTTAATTTCGAGAGTTGTAAGTATATTGCTAGGTGTCACAGTAATATTATACACAATGCTTTCTTACAACTCTCACCTTTGAATTTTATATTATGAATGATGATTTCCTATGGGTCGAGAAGTATCGACCAAAAACTGTCGAGCAGACAATACTTCAAAAACAACTAAAAGATACATTTACTAAGATTGTCGAATCTGGTGAAATACCAAATATGTTATTCACTGGTACTGCAGGTCTTGGTAAGACAACTGTAGCAAAAGCAATATGCGAACAACTTCAACTTGATTACATTGTTATCAATGGGTCAGAAGAAGGTAACATAGATACACTTCGTGGTAAAATAAAACAGTTTGCATCTTCTATTTCATTACAGGGTGGTTACAAAGTAGTCATACTAGATGAAGCAGACTATTTAAATCCACAATCAACTCAACCAGCACTTCGTGGTTTTATCGAAGAGTTTTCTCAGAACTGTAGATTTATTCTCACATGTAATTTTAAAAATCGTGTGATTGAACCACTACATTCAAGATGTGGTGTTTATGAATTTAATACTGATAAGAAAACTATGGCACAATTGTGTATGCAGTTTATGAAACGTCTTGAAGATATTCTTACTCAAGAAAATGTTAAATATAATAAAGATGTAATTGCAGAACTTATTAGTAAACATGCGCCAGATTGGCGTAGAGTTTTAAATGAGTGTCAACGTAATTCTATTGGTGGCACAATTGATGCAGAAGTTTTAATAAGACAAGATGACAGTTTCAATGATTTATATCCTGCCCTGAAAGCAAAAGATTTTAAACGTATGCGAACATGGGTTGTAAACAATATTGATATTGACCCAGTGGCAATCATTCGTGGTGTCTATGATACTATGCACGAGAATGTCAAACTAGAAAGTATACCACAACTTGTAATTATACTTGCTGATTATCAATACAAGAATTCATTTGTTGCTGACCACGAACTAAATATGGTAGCATGTTTGACAGAGATTATGGCAAATGTTGAGTTTAAATAGGTATGAATCCATTTAAATATTTAAACGAAATCAACTATGGTAAAAGAAATATCATGGTAGATGAAGAAACAGAAAAAGCATATGTACCTTTCATAATTAATAGGTCATTGTCTTATTTTCCTGATACAGTCGCACTTGCTAATGAAATGAATAGATATGGCCACCTAGAATCACGTCTACAATTCGCATTTCTTATAAATACTATTAGAAAAAGAAAACGATTTAGTAAATGGATTAAACCAGAAATCGAAAATGATGTTGAAGTGGTTAAAGAATACTATGGATATAGCAATGAAAAAGCAAGACAAGTTATTCAACTACTTACACCTCAACAATTAGATGTATTAAGAAAGAAGGTGAGTAAAGGTGGAAGAAAATAATATAATAACATGGTCACCTGCAGATATGTTAGAAGTAACAATTGCAGAACCAGATGACTTTTTAAAAGTCAGAGAAACATTAACACGTATCGGTGTTGCATCAAGAAAAGAAAATAAATTATTTCAATCGTGTCATATATTACACAAACAAGGTAGATACTTCATAGTACACTTTAAAGAATTGTTTATGCTAGACGGAAAGAAATCTAATTTAGAGCAATCGGATTTAGAACGTAGAAATACTATAGCAACATTGTTAAGTGATTGGGGACTAGTTGAAATACAAAATACAGAAAAAGTAAAAGAATGTAGTTCTCTAAAACAAATTAAAATAATACCTTTTAAAGAAAAGAATGAATGGGAACTTTGTCCAAAATATAACATTGGCAATACAAAGTAATCGTGTTTTCGAAACAAGTATTGACCCTGAACTAATAAATCAAAACTGGACTACAATTGTTAACATGATTGATAGTCACCCTAACGATTTAGTTAAAAGAGAACCTAATAAAAATAGAATCATGTTAAATGATTTACATCAAAGACAATCTGTTAAACCTATTGTAAAACAAATTATTTCTTTATTGCAGGACATTTGTCCAGACAAAACAATTACAAATATTGCATTCATGGGTTTTGGTAAACATGAAAGTTATCCATTACATAGAGATAACATGGACGTTTTGTTGCTACAAGTAAAGGGTCGTATTAAATTAGTAGTAAAAGAAATAAATAAAGTTATGATACCAGGCGATGTCGTTTATATACCTCGAGGTACTGACCACGAAATAACTCCATTACAATCTCGTGTAACTTATTCTTTTGGGATTGAAGGTTAACAAATGCCTGCTTGTTTTGAAGTACGAACTATCTTTACGCCTCTACGAACCAATTCATTACGAATCTTTTGTTTCTTTTTATTTGGCGTAGAATCATTATTAAGTGCTGAAAACAATTCATTCTGAGGCACTTGTTTAAGATAATAATGTTTTACACTTACTTTTTTAGTTGCTCTATCAACAATTTTTTCTGTAGGTTTAAACTTTGCTGGCATTTTTTTTACTCCAGGGGTTGACAATTTAGTGAAAATACTGTATAGTATATATAATAGTAGTATGTGCGAATGGTTCGGCATACACATAAACTTGCTTAATATTAGGAGTTAATATGACACAAATAGAAGCATTTGGTCAATTCAGACCATTCTCGGTGGGATTCGATTCTATCTTTGATACTTTACAAAGAGTATCGGTTCCTCAATCAAACTATCCTCCATATAACATCGTCAAGAAAGGCGAAAGTTATTTTGTTGAACTTGCAGTCGCAGGTTTTCAAAAGAAGGATATCAACATCGAAGTAGAAGATTCTTCACTTAAGATATCTGTTATCGCTAAGTCAGAAGACAAATTTGCTGAAATAATACACAAAGGTATTTCAACAAAAGACTTTGTAAAAACTTTTGCACTTGCAGAGTTTGTCGAAGTAAAATCTGCTGAACTTGATGATGGTATATTATCAATTGAATTGATAAAAAATATACCTGAAGAGAAAAAACCTAAAACTATTAAAATTAAATAATAGTATTTGTGTCAAGGGGTAGAAATATCCCTTGACATTTTTTGTTCAACCTAGTATAATACACAATAACTACAGGATTATATTATGAATTTTTATACTAACGTAACCCGTTATGGCAACAGTTTGCTCTACATAGGTTACAAAGGTGGACAAAGAGTCAAGCAAAGAATTCCATTCAAACCAAAATTATACATAAAAACATCTAAGAGTGTTAGTGAAGGTGGTTATGCAACTTTAGATAATCTTCTAGTAGAACCAATTGAGTTTGATTCTATGAAAGATGCAACAGACTTTGTAAAGAGATACGAAAACGTAGATGACTTTACAGTTTATGGTATGAATAATTATGTCTCACAATTTATTGCACAGAAATATCCAGAAGAAATTAAATTTAATCGTGAAGATATATCTGTCACAACAATTGATATTGAATGTCAATCAGACCAAGGTTTCCCTGAACCACATTTAGCAGAATGGCCCATTACTGCAATCACAATCAAGAACAGTAAAGAAAATGTTTATCGCACATGGGGTTTTAATGAATTTAATCCAGCAGACAATGTAGTTTATATACAATGTAAAAACGAAGCGGCCCTGCTTCACAAATTTCTAGAGTATTGGAAAGATAACTATCCAGATATTGTTACTGGTTGGAATAGTATTGGTTTTGATATGGTATACATCGTCAATAGAATTAGAAAAGTTTATGGTGAAGAAGAAATTAAAAAACTATCACCTTGGGGTAATGTCAAAGAAGACAATAGAAAAGATAAGTTTACTGGTAATACTAATTATGCATATGACATTATGGGCATAACTCAACTTGACTATTTAGAATTATATAAGAAGTTTACATATGTGCAACAAGAAATGTATTCATTAAATCATATTGCACACGTAGAACTTGGTGAAGGTAAGTTATCATATGAAGAAGAAGGCAGTTTGTTTTCATTATATAAAAATGATTATCAAAAGTTTATTGAGTACAACATTAAAGACGTTGAATTAGTTGATAGATTCGAAGAAAAGTTAGGTCTTATTACATTAGCATTGACTATGGCATATCGTGGTGGTGTAAACTACAGAGACGTGCTAGGCACAACAATGATATGGGACACTATTATCTATCGTATACTCGAACAGAATAAAGTTGTTTGTCCACCTAAAATAGAAAAGAGTAAATCAGATTTTGTTGGTGCATATGTCAAAGAACCTCAGATTGGTGCCCATGATTGGGTAGTATCATTTGACTTGAACTCACTATATCCTAATATTATCGTTCAGAATAATATGTCACCCGAAACTGTAGTTGATGGACTAGTCGATACATCTATTGAACATATGTTAAGAAAACAAACAGACATTGATACAACATATGCAACTACACCAAATGGTGCAAGATTTAAAAAAGATAGACAAGGTGTAATCCCATTTGTTATTCAGAAATACTATGAAGAACGTGTAGAGATTAAAAAAGAAATGTTGAAATTACAACAAGAGTATGAATCTACACCAACTAAATCTTTGTCAAATAAAATATCACATTTGTATAATGAACAAATGGCAATTAAGATTTTAATGAACTCACTTTATGGTGCATTAGGTAATCGTTGGTTTAGATACTTTGACCAACGTGTTGCAGAATCTATCACGATGTCGGGTCAGTTAGCAATTCTTTGGGCAGAACGAACTGTCAACAAAGAAATGAATAAATTATTAGAAACAGATGAAGAAGATTATGTCATAGCAATTGACACAGATTCACTATACATTCGTATGGGTGAACTCGTCCAGAAATTCAATCCTAAAAATCCTGTTAAGTTTCTGGACGAGATATCTAAAACTCATTTTGAAAAAGTCTTAACAGATTCATATCAAGAGTTTGCAGATTATTCTGGTGCAATGAGTAATCGTATGGAAATGGGTAGAGAAGTTATTGCAGACAAGGGCATTTGGCAGGCAAAGAAAAGATATATTCTAAATGTACATAACTCAGAAGGTGTTCAATATGCAAAACCAAAACTAAAAATTATGGGCATTGAAGCAATTAAATCTTCTACACCAGAATTAGTTCGTAACAAAATGAAAGAGTTGTTTCCTATCTTAGTTGGTAAAACTCAAGATGAAGCACAAAGTTTTGTTGCAAACTTTCGTAAAGAGTTTAGTGAAATACGTCCAGAAGATATTGCATTTCCTCGTGGTGTTCGTCACGTAAAAAAATATAAAGACAAGAAAAAGATTTATACCAAAGGCACACCAATACATTCTAGAGGCAGTTTGCTACATAATCATTACATAGAAAAACACCAATTGACTAAAAGATATGAAATGATTGGTAATGGCGAAAAGATTAAATTTTGTTATCTAAAAACACCAAACCCAATAAATGAAAATGTTATTTCTTTTAAAACAAGATTACCAGAAGAGTTTAATTTGCATAAATACATTGACTATGATACAATGTTTGAAAAAACTTTTCTTGAACCGCTTGAACCAATCTTTGATGCGATTGATTGGTCGGCAGAACCTAAAGCATCGTTAGAGGATTTTTTTAATTAGAGGTTAAGGATGGCCGAATTTCTATTATATACATTATTATTTTTATGCATAATCGCAATGATAGGTGAAAACTCAAATCCAAGAGGTATGAATATCTTTTGGTATAAAGTTCGTGTAAAAGCAAAAGAATATTGGAAAGCACTTAGAGAATACGACTCAGGAAACAATAACGGAAACGGGAAATTTTAAATGGCACAAGTACATGAAATGATTTATATGAAAATGACAAATGGTGAATATGTTTATGGCACTAATAAAGCAATTGGTCTTTATAGTGTTGAAAATAATTGTGAATGCGAATATGAGTTTGACCATGTACCCGCAATGAAACTATCTGGTCAAGGTGGATATTCAGAAGGGTCTACTGCATTTAAATATTTAGGTAGAGAAAAACAATTTAATGAAGATGGTACAACAGAGATAATAGTAAAACATGACCCCATGTCAGTATCACAACCCATGAGTCAAGAGGTTTTGTACAAAGATGTAAATGGTGAAACCAAAGTACATAAAACTCATGGTTGGGACTATAACACAGGTAAATTTATAACAGTGGAGAAATGGTAGATGGAACTAATAGGAATATTTATCCTTGTTATACCTTTTGTAATTGGTTATCTAGTAGGTAAACAAGCAGGTATAAAAGAAGCACAAAATAATGATAGAGTGGATTGAAGCAATCTTACAAATGATAGGTATACTAACTTTAGTATATCTGTTTACCATATGGGGACTAAGTGGTGGTTTTAAAAAATTCTTTACATTTAAAAAGAAAAAGAAAAATGATGTAAACAGTGGTGCCAAGTTTGGGTAAGAAAACAAAAAAAGAAATCGAACAACAAAGACAACACAACAAAATGATGAAAAAATATCGCAAGATATTTAAAGAACAGGGTTGTATGCATTGGAGAGATTCTTCTGGTTGACTTTGTTTGTTTAATAATGTATAATGACAGGTGATGTATAGTTTAACAATATTCAAAAATACTTATGACAATAAGACTCATAGAACTATGAGTTTTGATTCATGGGATAAATTTGAAGAGTTGCTATACAAATTATCTAATGAACGAGGTGCAAAAGGTGGAAATAATAGTTCTGCTCTTATTAGTCCTGCTAGGTTTGACGAAGGTCGGACAAGAAGTAATAAGAGTGTTAATAAATGGGGTGCTTGGTCTTGTCTTGATGTTGATAGTTATATACTTGCTGATACATCTGGCGATGTTCTTGTGCAATTAAAAAAAGAGTTGTATGAAAAGTTTGGTGCTTATCATTATGTATGTTATAGTACTGCATCATCTACAGAAAAACGACCAAAGTTTCGTTTAGTCTTTCCTCTCACTAAAGAAGTAGATGCGAAAGACTTATCACATTTCTGGTTTGCGATGAACAAACAATTCAAAGAGATTGGTGACGAACAAACAAAAGACCTTGCTCGTATGTATTATGTACCTGCACAATATCCAAATGCATTTAATTTTATCTTCACTAATGATGGTGTCAAACTTGACCCAGAAATGTTAATGGAAAAACATTCTTATATTGAAAACAAGGGTGTAAACTTTCTAGATAGATTACCACCAGAATTACAGAAAGCAGTTGTTGAACATCGTAAAAGCAAACTAAATAATACTAACGTCAATTGGTCTAGTTATAGAGATTGTCCTTTCTGGTCAAAGAAACTTGAAACAGAATATCGAACTATAACAGAAAGTGGTTGGTATTATAAAATGTATCAGATTATGGTCGCAACATCTGGTAATGCAGTATCGAAAGGTTACCCAATTACTGCTCAACAAGTCGCAACTCTATGCAAAGAGTTTGATGCAGAAACTGGTGGTTGGTATAAAAACAGAGATATGGTACGAGAAGCAGATAGGGCACTAGAATATGTCTACAGAAACAGAAACTAAAGTTGTGAAAATATTAGTTACAGGTGGCGCAGGGTTTATTGGTAGTCATTTAATGCATTCTTTGTTAACAGAAGAATATGATTTATATTGTGTTGGTATTGATAACTTTAATAATTACTATGACCCACAATTAAAACAAGATAGATGTAATGCATTTGGATTAGAAATAAGAAATTGTGATTTAAACGATTTTGAAAAACTAGATTATCTTTTTGCGGATTATGAACCTGATATTGTCGTGCATTTAGCGGCACGTGCTGGAGTTCGCCAAAGTGTCGGCAACGAACACTTGTATCATAGAGATAATATAGATGGCACACAAAATTTAATTAACGTATGTAAGTTACATAACGTCACCAAAGTAATTTATGCATCAACATCATCTGTCTATAGTGGCACAAAAACATTGCCATGGACAGAAGAGATAGTTCAACCACATCAAAAAAATCCATATGCATACACTAAGTATGTAAATGAGTGTCAGTTTAAAATGTCTGGTCTACATAATATAGGTCTAAGATTTTTTACAGTATATGGACCATGGGGTAGACCCGACATGGCATTGTATGATATGACAAAAGATATCGTTGCTGGTAATCCTGTTAGGGCATTTAATTGGGGTCTAATGAAAAGAGACTTTACGTATATATCTGATATTATTGCTGGTATTAAATTATGTATTTTTAATCAAGACATACGTTCAGATGAAATCTTTAATATCGGTAGAGGCAAACAAGTCGACCTAATACATTTTATAAATAGAATAGGAATTGAATTAAATAGAGAACCAGATATTATAAAAACACCACCACATCCTGCAGACGTACTTGAAACTTGGAGTAATACATCTAAGATTGAAAAAATTGGATATCAACCAGTAGTTGATATTGAAGAAGGTGTTGCAGAGTTTGTAAGTTGGTACAAAGATTATCATGAGGTTAATTAATGAATATGAATGATTTTAAAGAAGGTATACCTATGCCTAACAAAGAGCAAAAAATAAAATTAGGTATTGTCGGTCATGGTTTTGTTGGTAAAGCAGTTGATTATGCATTTACTCATGAATTACTTGAAAAATATATTGTAGACCCAAAGTATAACTACTCTATTGACGATTTATGTAGAGAAGGGCCGACTTTGACTTTTATTACTGCACCAACACCAATGCATGATAATGGTACAGTAGATGCATTAATAGTTGAAGATGCAGTTTTAAAACTTATAGAACATACTGCGAGTATTGTTGTTATAAAATCAACAATCACACCCGATATAATTAATAGGTTGTACAATTCTATACATGACCAAGATAAAATTAGACTTACTTACAACCCAGAGTTTTTGACAGAAAATAATTCTGTAGAACAATTTATATATGCACCGCATCACATATTAGGTGGTGTATCTCCAGATGCATGTAGTAAGGTATCTGAATTTTATCAGATGTTTAGTATGTGTGTAAGTACACAATTTTTTACAATGACACCACAAGAAGCATCTTTTGTTAAGTATGCAATCAATAGTTTTCTTGGAATGAAAGTAACATTCTTTAACCAACTACATGATGCGGCACTTGACTTTAGTTGTAGTCCACAAAGAATTATTAATTCTGTATCTGCAGATAAACGAATAGGTTTTGCACATACTCGTGTGCCTGGGTTTGACGGAAAGAAAGGTTTTGGTGGCGCATGTCTACCAAAAGATATGAATGCATTTGTTAAATTTAATGAAAACTTGACTTTGATTGCCGAGTCTGTTAAAATAAACAACAAAATGCGAGAAGAGTATGAACTCGATGAACGAGAGAAATCTAACAACATAAATTTTGAGGATAAATAATATGGCATCTATAATGGATAAGTTGAAGAAAAATTCAACACTAGGAAATACTGCAGTACTTTCTGATTCTAAATTTTTTACTGAATCAGATATGGTAACTACAGACGTACCCATGATTAATGTAGCATTGAGTGGTAACTTTGATGGTGGTGTAATGCCAGGACTTACTGTTCTTGCTGGTCCAAGTAAACACTTTAAAACATCTTTTGCATTAAAGATGGCATCATCTTATTTAAAAGAAAAGAAAGATGCAGTACTATTATTTTATGATTCAGAGTTTGGTTCACCACAATCTTATTTTGAACAATTTGATATTGATACAAAAAGAGTTTTACATACACCTATTACTAACGTAGAAGAATTAAAGTTTGACTTAATTAGACAACTAGAAGAATTAGAAAGAAATGATGATGTAATAGTTGTAATCGATTCTATCGGTAACCTTGCAAGTAAAAAAGAACTTGAAGATACATTCAATGAAAAGTCTGTTGCAGATATGTCTCGTGCAAAATCATTGAAAGGTTTATTTAGAATGACAACGCCTTATTTAAAAATGAAAAACATACCACTTCTTGCAGTAAATCATACTTATAAAGAAATTGGTTTGTTCCCTAAAGACGTTGTTGGTGGTGGTACTGGTATCTATTATTCTGCAGACAACATTTGGATTATAGGTAGAAGACAACAAAAAACAGGTACAGAAGTTACTGGTTATGAATTTGTTGTTAACATTGAAAAGAGTAGATATGTCAAAGAGAAATCTAAAATACCTATCGCAGTATCATGGGAAGGTGGCATAGAAAGATTTAGTGGTCTACTTGATGTTGCACTTGCTGGTGGTTATGTAGTAAAACCTAGTAATGGTTGGTACCAAGTAGTCAACAAAGAATCTGGTGAAATGATTGGCAGTAAACTAAGAGAAAAAGATACTTTAACAAGTGAGTTCTGGAATCCTATCTTTGCTGATACAGACTTCAAAGAGTTTGTTAAAAGTCAGTACTCGATTGGTCTACAGTCAAAAGTAGATATGGAAGAAATCGTTAGTGAATGATATCGTAGATAAACTTAGTGAAGGCATTCACTATGAAATTATTCCAAGTTCGTTAGATGAAAAGGGTTGGGACGTAAGACTGCTAGAAGAGTTTCCCGAAACTGTTATACGTTATGGTAATGTTGCATTCGATGGTAAACAAGATGCACTTACTTTTAACTATAATATAGTTAGCAGTCCTGACCCTGAGTTAGAAATAGAAGGTAACTTTCAGTTCCAAGAGTACTGTGGAAGAATACTAAGTAATATTATAGAGGCATCTATTGCCGATGGGTCAATGATGGCATGGGATAAAGAGAACGAAGAAGTTCTTGCAACAAAAGAAAATTTAGAATGGGCAGAAAATGAATATAAATCTAGAACAGACGATACTTAGAAATCTTCTCACCAATGAAGAATACACACGTAGAGTATTACCATTTCTAGCACCTGATTATTTCGAAGGTGTTTACAAAGACTTATTTAAAGAAGTCGCAAAGTTTGTATCTAAGTATAATAAGATACCAACTCTTGAATCATTTAAAATTGAAGTCGATGAAGGCAACAGATTAAGTGAAGAAAACTATCGACAGGCAATTGAAATGTTGCCTAATATTTTTACTGCTGAATCTGAAAATCTAGACTGGTTAGTTGAAAGAACTGAAAAGTGGTGTCAAGACCGTTCTGTATATAATGCAGTTATGGAATCTATATCTATCATCGATGGTAAACATGCAACACTTCAAAAGAATGCAATACCCGATGTTCTATCGAAAGCACTTGGTGTTTCTTTTGATACTAATATTGGTCACGATTATCTTGAACAAGTAGATGAACGTTATGATTATTATCATGAACAAGAAGAACGAATACCATTTGACTTAGATAACTTTAATAAAATAACTAAAGGTGGTTTACCAAACAAAACTTTAAACATTGCTCTTGCAGGTACTGGTGTTGGTAAATCTTTATTCATGTGTCACTTAGCATCTAATATATTATCACAAGGTAGAAACGTCTTATATATTACTATGGAAATGGCAGAAGAAAAAATTGCAGAAAGAATCGATGCTAACTTATTAAATATACCAATCGACCAGATTGAGAATCTATCTAAAGATATGTTTAAAGATAAAGTATCTCAGATAACTGCAAAGACAGATGGTAAATTAATTATCAAAGAATATCCAACAGGTCAAGCAAACACTTCACACTTTCGTGCATTACTCAATGAATTAAAACTTAAGAAAAACTTTATACCAGAAATAATCTTCGTTGACTATCTAAACATATGTGCATCAAGTAGAATGAAGATGATTGGTGGTAGTATCAACTCTTATTCTTATATCAAGAGTATTGCAGAAGAAATGCGAGGTCTTGCAGTAGAATTTAATGTCCCGATTATGAGTGCAACACAAACAAACAGAAGTGGTTTTACTAGTGACGACCCTGGTCTAGAAGATACTTCTGAATCGTTTGGTTTGCCAGCAACTGCTGACTTAATGTTTGCATTAATATCAAATGAAGAATTAAATACAATGGGTAAGATACTTGTTAAACAATTGAAAAACAGATATAACGACCCAACTAAATACAATAGATTTACACTAAAAGTTGATAGAAGTAAAATGCGATTAGCAGATGATGATAATCAAAACGTTGTAGTAAATAATGATGATACACCTGTATTTGATAAGTCAACATCAGGTGAACGAGTGAGTTCAGAAAAATTTAAAGATTTTAAATGGGAATAGTAGATAAAGTAAAAGACACATTATGGGGTGCGCCAGACAAAGGTATATCTGGTGAACCAGACCCAGAAGAATTAAGTGTTGACAATGCATATAAAACTAGATGGATATGGTATCATACTATCTTAGGGATTGAGTTGTTAATAGTTATCTTAATACAGTTAGCAATATTAGTTGTGTTAGCAGTAAAATTATAGGAGAAAATATGGCAGATATAAAAACTGTTGTGACTACATATGGAGAATACATAGGCGAAATTGAAGAAGGAGCAGATGTAATCAGATTAAAAAACCCTAGAATGGTTATACAATCTCAAGAAGGTTTTGGTTTTGCAAAAGGAGTTTGTGTAACTTCTGTAGAATCACCAGAAGAAATTATACTTAAGAAACCACAAGTTGTTTTAGTTGTTGATACTCATGCAGATGTTAAAAAAGCATATGAAGAAGCAACATCGGTAATAGAAAGAGTTTAATGAAAGTATTAATTACTGGACATACTTCTGGTATTGGTAAAGCAATACTAGAAAACTGTCCTAGTAATTATGAAGTGCAAGGCATTTCTCGTACAACAGGTTATGACATTGTTAATAATCTTGCAGATGTTCTTGGTTTCATAAAAGAATACCAACCAGATGTATTCTTCAATAATGTTTGGGGAGATGGCAATCAAAATCAGATTGCTACTTGGTTTGTAGATAGATTTGAAAAAGGTGTTATGATTACAACTGGTTCTGTTCTTGCATATACTCATCTAGCAGATAATCTTGATGGATTTTATGATGGTCTAATAAGTCAACCATATATGCACTATAGTGATACTAAAGCAAAATTATTACTAGAAGCATTTATGTGGAAAGTAAGAAATAAAGAAGCAAAAAATGTATACTGGACAAACTATAGTCTTGGTATGACTAAAACTGGTTTAACAAATAGAGACACGAATGGTGACTTTGACCCAACAAAACACGAAGACTATCCAATGTTAGACCCAGATGATGTTGCTCAGAGAATGTGGAGAGACGTAGAAAATAAATTATACTTAGAACAGTTTGAAGTTGCAATTGAACAAAACAGAGATTGGAAAGATAGAAGTAGAGTAGAAGTTTTTATGGACTTAGTTACAAACCTAGAAATTTATGGTGCATAAATGACTGAGTATAGCGAAGCAGTAGAACAACAAAAACTATTACTTGAAGTAGAAAAATGGGCGAAAGGCATTAGTTGTATACATTTTCATTCACTAACATCAATGCATTATGATACTGCAGAAACTAAAGCAGAACTAATAAAAAATGGAGCAGTTACAGACACAACATACAATAATGGACTTATTATCAGAACAAGAAATGATAAAGAAGTTTGTAGATTTGGTATAGAAAGAACAGGTGATGATTTAATAAATTGGTATGGCAGAAATAGTAATTAATAATTCTTATTATACTAACATGTTAGATAATCTAATAGATGATTTTTATTCTTTAGATTACGACAACATGGATTATAATAGAATTAGAGGCGATTTAGATAATGGTGAATATTATTGTTCTAGAGAATACTTAAATGATATTATGTCAAGAAGTCATGACGGATACCCTGATGCATTTTATAGTACTTCTATAAGTCATGCATTAGAAAAAAACCCAAGTGGTTGGAAAGAATTTTATGAATATTACAAATATGAATTTCCACCAGAAATTGGTGCAAAACATAATGCTTTATTAAATTATTATCCACCAGGTGGATTCATAGGTTGGCACACAAATTGGAATGCATCTGCATATCAAATGCTATTTACATATAGTTTAAAAGGTGATGGGTATTTTAATTACTTAGATAATAAAACAAATGAAATAGTCACTATACCAGATAAGAAAGGTTGGCAATGTCGTTGGTTTCATTTTGGTGAAGAGAATGACCCAGAAAATCATTGTTGGCATTCAGCATATACTTCGTGTGATAGATTTACAATGGCAGTAAAGTTTACTAACATAGATTATTTAAATGAAGTAATTGAAGACTTGACAACTAATGACAACTAGTGTATAATATAGGACAATGGCAAAAAAAATAAAATACAAATATAATGAGAATGATAATATTCTTGAATTATTAAAATATGTTAACTCGACTTACGAGCAACATTATTCTAAAAACAAGTTTCAAGCAACTGAATTTATCATTGATGGTGGTCATGGTGAAGGTTTTTGTATCGGTAATATTATGAAATATGCACAACGATATGGAAATAAGAATGGGTACAATAGACAAGACTTATTAAAAGTTATTCACTATGCCTTGATTATGCTTCACGTCCACGACAAGACTCATTCGAAACGATAAACTCTTTCATATCACTTATCCAATTTCGCATTCTTTGTGCCTGCTTTTCATGGAAGTTTTTGTTTTTTAAATCTTTCATAGATTGTTCAATATGAAAATCGTATAGTCTAGTCGCAAATGCAATTGCATCTTGATATGGCATACGAACTGAATTTGAAAAAGACCTCTCTACTTTTTTCATGGTGAATATATTTCTATTTTTTCTTCTTTACCTTTTACTTTAATTGTATCTAATTTTTTAAATAAAAAATCTTTACGACTATATCCATATTGACGAATAGAGTTTACAGTATCTAAACTGATAAGTATTCTATTGTTTTTATATTTGCCTCTGGCCGCTAGTGCTTCCAAACGAGCGGCGAGATTAACTGCATCTCCGATGACTGAATAATCAAATCGGGAAACAGAACCCATGTTGCCAACGATGCAGTCACCAGTATTAATACCAATGCCAACATTGATGCTAGGAAGATTTTTTCTTTTAAATTCATCTTGTATTATCTTTAGTTCTTGTTCTATTTCTACTGCAGAAATACATGCCATTTCTGCATGATACGTATTGTCTAATGGTGCATTCCAAAATGCCATTATACAATCACCCATGTATTTATCAATCGTGCCTCCATTACGTAGTATAATATTAGACGTTCTATCTAAAAAGTTATTAACTAATTCCACTAAACCTTCGGGGTCATCATTGTTTTTGTAATGTTCTGATATTGGTGTAAACCCAACTATGTCCATAAAAAAGAATGTCATGTTCTTTTTCTCACCACCAAGTTTTAGTAGACTTGGGTCTTCTGCAAGTTTATCTACCATGTCTGGCGATAGATATGTTTTGAACTGACCTTTTATCATTTCTTTAAGTTTGTATGTCACGTAGTACTTGTTAAATGATGCATGTCCAAACACTAGAAGCGATGCCAATGACGTATACACTACATCAATAAGTAATAGAGCAGTATACCAATAATATAGTCCTGTTGCGATTATACCACCAATCATTGCAAGAGATAATATGCCACTTAGATACGTAGGCAATCTATATACCATAAGTAGTATCAATAACATACTCATTGTTAAAACAAGTATCTCTAATTGTTCAAGAAAGAAATGTCTTTGTATTTGTACACCACTTACAACAGTTTGAATTAAGTTTGCTTGAACATCATGTGGGTACATCGCACCCATTGGTGTTGGCACTGGATTTACTAATCCACCAGCAGATAAACCAATGATATACATTTGTCCATCTGGCATTGGTTCACCAAAAGAGATACGTTTAAACTTATTCCAATATGCAATTTGTATGTTAGAGTTAGGTGTGGTAGACATTTTATCTAATTTACCCATTCTTACCCATTCAACACCTGCTTCTTTTACTTTCATCGCATAATTAGGTTGACGATTCCAAACACGTAAAGTTTCTAGTGCGAGAGAAGGATAGATATGACTATTTGCAATTACCATTAATGGTGCTTCACGAACTATACCATCAATACTTGGTGCGGCACTTACAACACCGACACCAACAGGATTTAATTCTTTTATAGGTGTAGAAATACCTTTATACGTATACAACCAGTCACTAGGGTCACCTTTACCTAGTTTACCAAAACCAAGAAAAGGTTTATCGCCTTTATTTGATACGTTTGTAGGAATAGAAGATAATATAACTTCTCTTTTTGACATCGCATATGCAAGGTCATTGTCACCATCGAATCTATCGGGTTCAGTAAATCCCATGTTCATTACATACAAAGACAATGCCCCATTTGAAGTTAAAACTTTTGCATAGACATCACGTGGAAATGGAAATTGTCCAAACTTCTCTAAAGACTTTTCATCAATATCAACTAGAACAATACCAGAGTCTACAGGTGTTTGTAGATATTGTAGTGAATCAAAATAGTTTAAACGAAACTGTTCTACTAATTTAGGGTCAGCAACACGAACACCAACTAATAATAGTATTGTTATGAGAATAACTTTCCAATTATATATCGCTTTGTTTACCATACATTTTAAAATATTTTTTACCACTATATAAATCTTCTTTCTTTCTACTATAGTGTATCATTGCTTGATAACATGAACGACCTTTAAATTCTTTTCTATAATGTGGTACAGTACCCTTGTAAACAATTGCATCGCCTGGCATTAATAAGTAAGGTTTATCGTCAAAGTAAATATTCCATTTAGTTCCACCTAAATGTATAGTTGCACTCCATTCTAAAAATAAAGTGTCTGTATGTTCTGGCATTGAATCACCTTTTAAATATTTACGAGCAAGACTTCGTACAGGATATAATTGTCTTTTTGTAATTTGTTGCATATGGTTAAGTTTTTTTGCCATAATCATTTCTGTCCATGCAGGTGCAAAAAATTGGTATTTATAATCAAATACTTTACTTGAAAGGGGAGTAAATGAAGCATGATTACCAACTCTATCTTGTATTTGACATTCATGCTCTAACATTAACATACAAAACCTCGCAAGGTCTGAACTCAGAAAATTTTTAACTACTTCAATCATTATTGTTGTGCAACAGAAATGCTACAACCACCCATAGTTTGGCAGTTTTGTGATAGTGAATAAGACTGAGCAGAATTGCCTTGTTGACTTAAATTTAATGTTGTTGGACTAGAACCAGTTAAAGATATATTTGCAGTATGTGTTGCATAACCACTTTGATATCCTGTAACATTGTTTCCATCATTGTATGTGTATAAATTTACAGTTTTTACACCATCAGTATTTTGTCTCCAGAATACATTATTATTATCAGAGTAAAGATAAAATGTTGCTTGATGTTCACTATAGATACCTGCAGATGAATTTCTTTGACTACCTGCAAGATTATTATTATCTCCATGAATATCAATAGTTACATCATGACCACCACCTTCACTTCCGTCCCATGCAAAAGTTGTATCATTTAAAGAACTTAAAATATATCCCTGACCCCAACGAACATTATTATCGTCACCATAAATGTGAAGACCTATATGAGATTCTTTACAAAGTGAACCACGACCACATATTTGTGCAAAGTCTAAATTATTAAATGTACCGTCTATATCACCACTACTTAAACTACCCCAATGCCCATAACTTACTTTATTATTATGTCCATGCTGGATTATTTTTACTTCGTTGCCTTGGTGTTGCATTGAAAAGTCTACTTTGTTGTCTTTACCTTCTTGTTCGATAAACAACTTTGTACCTTCACCACTTTGAGTAATATATATTTCATTATCAGCATATGCATATTCACAACTTGCAATACCAATCGAAAATAAAATCCACATTGTTATAATAGTTTTAAGTCCTTGTGGCGATATTTCTTCTTTGATACGTTGTATGTAATATTTAATCATTCTTGTGTTATTATGATTCTTGTATCTGAACCATCTCCTAAAGTTATCTCGCTTGGTTTTTGGTTAGTATATGTTTCAATAACTGCATTAGTATAAATTGCATGAGTTATTCTAATAATACCTTCTACTTCTCTAGTCATAACAATTGTTTCTTCTTCTTTATTAACAAACGTACTATACTGACTATCATCATCAAACCCTACTTGAGTGCCTTCAATGTTAACATTACCTATATCTGCGACTTCTCTATCAATCTCATTTATTCTGTCAAGTTCTGCAGTAATGTCTAATAAGTCTTGAAGAAACTCAACATCTAGTAAATCAATATCTAGTTCAGTATATTCTAATTCTCCTTTATCTTCTAAAGCATCTTCTTCTAAGGCATCATATGCCAAAAAATCGACATCTAAAATACCTTGAGCATCATCTTCTTTACTTTCTCTTTCTGCTTCTACTTCTTTTATTTCTTTTGGTGGATTGACAATAAACATATTATTAATTGAATCAGGAGTAATACCTTCAAGAATAACTGTTCTTTGTGGCATAACATCATATGATTGTAACATCATGGATTGATATGCCTCATTCAATGTAATTGTCCCACCAGCATTTGTAATAATTATTTCACCAGATGAATTTCCATTTTCATCAGGCAATAATACAACTAACGTTCTGCCAAGTTCATCAACAGTGGTCGTGAAATCTGTACCACGAATACCTATCTGAGCAGTAGGTGTAGAGATATCGATATTTGCTTTATCAATTCTTGCACCTGTGCCAGAAGTAAATCTAGCAGTACCCATTGCCATTCGCATTGTCATCTTAGATAACGATGGGTCTGGGTCATAATATACTTCGTCAATGTAAATTCTTGTATGTTCAGTTAATGCTAATTCTTCTTCATCTTTGAATTCAATTAACATTCTACCATTACCAGTAACGGCAGTATCATTCATTTCTACATCAGGTAAACTCGCATCTGAAACAATTAGTTCTTCACCAGATTGTCTTTCAAGTGCGGCACTACCAGTGTGTTCACGAATATCACCAATAGAGTCTGCATAAACAGACCCTATTAGTAAAAGATTACTCGCCAGTATCTTGTTGAATAATCGTAATTTCTGAACCGTCTGTAACAAAACTTGCATCTAATATCGCCTCTGTACTATTTAAACCTGTACCTGTTCTTTGACCAACAAATACATAGTTTTTATCACCTGTTAAATCTACAGATATTTTATTATCACTTCCATCTTCTTGAGTTGTTAATATCCAGTTGTTTGAACCAGTTATATCCCAATCCCAGATAGCATTCGAAGAGTTTATAAAAGCACCAATAGTGTTTGAAGCGCCACTACCATCAACTAGTAAGTCAATGTTGGCACCATCTGCACTACCTTCTGTAATATTCCAGGCATCCCAATATGCGGCATTTGACCCATAATTACTTGTAGCATTACCACCATAAGTTCCATAACCAGTGATATTACTACCAGTGAATGTATGAGCAGAGTAAGTTCTAAAACCAGCACTATTATTAAAAAATGCACCATCACCTAAATTATAAGGTGTGTTATAGGTTTCAGATTTATTACCCAGTCTAAACAATGTTTGGTTGTAACTGCCTTGAATATCTACATTCATATCAATGGCATCTGCACTATAGTTACTACTAGTATTACCAGATACAGTACCAATCAATTGATTGATTCTATTATTTGAACCTACTAGATTGTAATCTATGTTTGACCCATCTGAATTGATATCACCAAATAACAAGTTATTACTACCATTAAATAACCAGTATGCATTACTGTTACCTATTTGTAGTTTCATATCGGTCGCATTAGCACCAGTGTTAGTATTTTGTCCAATCAAGTTTCCATTACCTGTTTGTTCAATAATAATTTCTACACCTTCTCCAACTTGCTCGATATATATCTCATTATCTGCAAATGCAAATGCACTTACTGTTAATAATAAAGCGAGAATTAAAGTTCTCATTCTTTCTCCTTAATTAATGAGTGTTTATCGTTAACTCCATCTGATAGATGTGGGTGACGATGACCACTCTTTATTTGCCAATAACCCCTATCGTGGCCTTGGTAAATAAGTTCTAATACTGCAACTTCAATAGCGGAGCGAACTGCAAAAGTCACACTCTCGTTAAATCCATTACCGTCTTCAAATTCCAATAACTTTGTGTCCATATCAAAGAATCGGAATAAATCATAACCACCACCGACAGACAAAATAGTTTTTTTCGCCTGAACATTCATTAAAATTTCACCTGTTAGTGTTGAGGTTGCCCTTAGACTAACAATTACTGAATCTCTTCTATATGATGTATTGTGTCCGACACCTAAGTATCTTGCTCCACGACCACCACTTTCGATGTTAGTGTCATATCCAACAACACCACCATCAATTAAAATTCCTGCAAATACTAAAGAACCTAGTGCTTTGTCTTCATTAAACTCTTCTCTAGAACTTCTTATTATTTGTCTTTCTCTTATGAGAGCATCTATATTAGTTCTTTCAACTACTCTAAACCACTCTCCATTACCTGCAGTTTTAAGTGCATCAATAACAAGTAAATCTGCACCTTGTGTTACCGCGGTAGAAAAATCTGAAAATGTATCTCTACTTTTTCTTTGCCCTGTTTTATCTGTAAATCCATAAACTGCAACTACTACAGGTTTGTCATTATCTGGACCCGGTACATTTTTTAATTCATATGTAGATGGCAACCTTTCAACAGTTGCACTTTCTCTACATGCTAGTTGGTCATCATCGCAATCTATACGAGAATAAGAAGGTATACTAGCACAACTTGATAGAACTAATAGTCCTACCAATAAAAATATTTTCATTAAAATGCTCCACTACCTACTGGTACATCTAACGTTGTTATTGTTCCGTCATCACCTGTTATAGTGATTCTAATTACATCAATACCATCTTCACCACAACCAGTGCATAAATCATATGCAACTGTATTACCAAGCATATCAAAGAAACCTGATATCTCACCTTCATTTATTCCATCACCAAACATTTGGTCAACTAATTGTTTTGATATTTGAGCATAAATTCTTGATTCTAAGTTTCTAAGAAATTTAGCATGGGTTGTACTTTCTGATTCACGTTCTGCTTTTGCAATTGCAGATTCAACATCTTCTTGAATTTTGTCTCTACGAGACTTTTGTTGGTTTTCTATCGTCAAGTAATGTGAACTAGTCCCGATACCACTAAATGATGGCGATTTAAACTTATGGACTATTTGGTCAGCAAATACATTACTTACGAGTAGACTTGCGACTAGTACTAATATTTTCATCTTTCTTTCCTTGTTTTTTTAATTCTTCTTGTTTTCGATATTCGATAACAGTATTTACTTTTTGTTGTAATCGTATCAAGTCATTGTCAAGCATTCTAATCTGGTCTAATAATTTAATGAGAGTCTTATGTGAAGCACTAATTTTTGGTTTTAGTTCTTTTGTCACATACTTCCAAACATACCAGATAAAATATCCCATACCAATTGCCATTAGAACTGGATAACCCACCTCATCAATAATCAAAATGATTTGGTCGATTTTCACTAGTCTCTCCTAGAGTCTATCTTTCCGTCTTCAACAAAGTTTTCGTTTCTTGCAACCCTATCAATATCAGGTCTCAAGTCTAAAGATTCACTTACTAGTAAATCAATCTTTATCATATCGTTATTCATTTGTCGAACTCTTGACTCTAAACCATTCATAATATTAGTAAGTCCCGTGACAGAACCACCGACACTATCTAAGATATATTTTAAAGTCAGAAAGATAAAGAACCCCATGATGATTGCACTACCAATCGGGATACCCACTTCCATTAATAATTTCATTATATTCGTCATACACGTCTATTTATATGAAAACTGACTTATAACAAGCATATATAATGAAACAGTGGTTGACATTTATTGTTTTACCATGTATAATTTTGTTACTATAAATTTGGAGTAATATATGAAAAGATTGTTGATTTTAATAGCATTGCTATCTGTACCAGTATTTTCTGCAGAAAACTGGGATAGAGAACAATTAAATTTAAAACTACAAACTAAAGATAGTTTTGGTAATAATGTATCTTGGAGATACAGACATTACTTTGGAGATACAGATAAAACACATCACCAATTGGGTTACAAACTCGATAACTGGGATTTTTCATATCAGTACATTGAAAAGAAAGGTAGGATTGAACACCGACCTAGAATATCAGTAAAACTTTATCAACAAGATAATGGTTTCTACTTTAGACCTAGAGTAGAGTACCGTGATATCGAAGGTAAAAAAAGTGATACTTATTACTTTAGAGTCTTAACTACTCTTGGATATAAGGGGAACTTTAATTGTAATTCAAACTTAGTTTGTTTTGCACCACAAGTTCATTTTTCACCTAGATTCGCATTCGCAAAAGACGGTGTAGATGACGGAGAATTTGAAGATATTCAAACTGATATCATGTTAAATATTAAGTTTGGTAAAAAGTTTACCATAAGGCCTGGGGTTAGATACATAGTAGATGATGACTACAATACTGACAAACTCTATGCAACCTTACAGTTTAGTGTCAAATTCTAAGTATCAAGTATTTGAAAACTTTCTTGATGACCCAGATGAAGTCTTAGAGTTTTCTAAGAGTTCTAATTATTATACTGCAAAACAATATGCAGAATATAATAAAAGTGAATCTATTGGTAAATGGCCAGGACTTCGAACTAAGAATCTTATGTTCGAACTTCCTGAGGTCGTCAATAAAATACAAAACATGTTTGATGTAAAAGTTGGTTGGATTACTTTTTACAAACATTTACTAGAACAAAACATATCTGCACCCATGCCACATATCGATAAAGCATGGGACTTTTCAGGTGTCATTTATCTAGAAGGTAATGGTGGCACTTGGATAGATGGTGACGAAGTCCCATTCAAATACAATCGTGCAGTTTGTTTCAATGCAAACGTACCACATCACCCACTCCACGGCAATACAGATAGAACTGTAATTACATTCTTTTCTTGGTTTAAATAAGCGACATATTCTGTCGCAGTAAAATACTTATTTTAATTACAAGGGTTGACAATTCCTGTTTGACCCTGTAAAATACTTGTATTAAGAATAAGAAAAGAGGTAAAATGCAAAGTAATCAATTTATTAAAAAAGTAAAAGAAGACCTTTACAGGTCTAATTCTATAAATTATGAAGATGGTAAGTATACTTTCCATAGTGATTACGAACAGAATGTAAAAGAAGTTGAAATCACCGATGAAAAATTAGCAGAAGAATTAGGTGAGTCTTTACCTTGGGTCAGAGGTTATGTTGACTTTAGAAAAAATGACTTTAAGAAAGGTATAACAATAAAATTTTATACTCGTAAATTTTATACTAGAGAAGGCACTAGAGACGATGTTTTGTTTGTCTTTGTTCCTTACGAAGACTTTATTGAAAAACGAGTAAAAGTTTGGTTAGATGGTTACTGTACAAATTACTGTCGTGACGGTTATTTTTCTGACCCATTGTGTGAGAATTTTAAATATTGGAATTTTAACTTTCAATCAGAGGTAGAAAAATTTCAATTAATATGAAAATAAGAGTTGACAATTATTGTTTGACTTGTTATAATAACAACATAAATTAATAAACAGAGAGGTAAAATGTTAAGTAAAACATTAATAAAAGAACTGTCAAAGATTCAGACACCTGAACAATTGGCAGAAGTCTACAATTTCGGTAAAGATATTTTAGACGCCCTTGCGAAAGCAAGTTTCAAAGAAGGTGACGGCGTGTTCGTTGTTCAAAAAACTAAAAAAACTTTTGGTACAATCATTGAGATTAAACAAAAGAAAGCAGTTGTTCAAATGAGAGGTAGACATTACAGAGTGCCTCTTTCAATGTTAGAGGTAGCAGACATATGATTTATCTATCAGAAAAAATTCTTGCAGAAAACTGCGAGTACGAAGTTGTTGAAAGTTTAGGTACTAGTACTAGTTTACAAAGTTATGTGACTACTACTTACGATAAATTAGAGAATCTATTCGGTACACCTTCTTATTCAAGTGGTGACCCATATGATAAAGTAAATACAGAATGGTGTATTTATGGTAAAGTCTATTTCACAGATGAATATGGTGACAAAGATTACGAAGTTATTCAGGCGACAGTTTACAATTGGAAAACTGGTGGTACGCCTACAGAAGAATACGAGTGGCACGTAGGTGGCACATGTTATGAAGCGGTTGAATTCATTGAGGAAATTCTCAATGGTCAAGTTCAACCAGATTACAACGAGAACGACTAACTATAGGAGGTATTATGGTAGCGGCAGTTGAAAGTATGGCATATGCAGGAGAAGTTCCATGGCATGGCCTTGGTACGAAAGTTAGTGATGACTTGAGTCCCAACCAGATAATGGTGAAAGCAGGACTTGATTGGCAAGTCGACAAGGTGCCAACTTATGCAAGAGTTGGTGAAATTGAAGTTCCTACTGGGCAAGAAGCACTAGTAAGAAGTTCTGATAATAAAGTTCTTACTCAAGTTGGTAAGAATTGGTACCCAGTACAAAACGAAGAGGCATTTGAATTCTTCTCAGAGTACTGTTTAGCAGGTGACATGAGTATGGAAACTGCTGGTTCATTACGTGATGGTAAAATGGTTTGGGGACTTGCAAAAGTCAAAGAGTCATTTGACATTGGTAAAAATGACCAAGTAGATTCATACCTATTATTTGCAAACCCACATGAATATGGAAAGTCTATTGATATTAGATTTACTCCAATCAGAGTTGTTTGTAATAATACTTTAAGTATGGCATTAGCATCTGTTAAAAACCAGGGTACAAAATTGAACCACAGAAAAGTGTTTGATGCTAACCACGTAAAAGAGACTATGGGTCTTGCAAGTGAGAAGTTTTCTCAATACAAAGATGTGGCACAATTTCTTGCGAGTAAAAACTTTAGTGCGAAAGCATTAGTTCAATACTACAATGAAGTGTTCCCTAGAACTTACCAAGGTAAAAAACCTGTGACAGTTGAAAAGTTTGAAGACTTATCTACTACAGGTCAAGATGCATACTCAGTTCTTGAGACCCAACCGGGTGCTGAAATGGGTGCAGGAACTTGGTGGCAGGCACTTAACTCAGTTACTTATCTTACAGACCACAAGATGGGTAGAGAGGCAGATTCGAGAATGGCATCTGCATGGTTTGGTAGAAACCAAACTAGAAAGATTAAAGCAGTCGAGAAGGCAGTAGAATACGCCGAAGCGGCATAATCTTTTCAAACGAGGAAAGTCAACTTTAGGGTTGACTTTTCTTGTATATATAAGTATAATGTAGGCAAGATTAATGATTAATTGGTTCAAAAAGTTATTCTCAAAACAAGAAGAAAAAGAAGAATGTCATTACGAACTTTGGATTAAAGAACAAGAAGATGAACATTATTTGCAAAAACGAGAAGATTCAAAACAAAGCAATAGACCTAGTAAAACAACTCAAGATTGAAGACAAAGACGTAATCGTTTCGATTAGAAAATTACCAAAAAACATTTCATTACAAAATACTAAAGGGTATATTGAGTTTGATGAACAATTAGAACATTTAGATATCTACATTAGATACGATGAAGAAAAATATATCACACTTGCACATGAGTTAATTCATGCACAACAATTATTGACGAAAGGCAAGATAGATGAAGACGATGCCTATGAAAGAGAAGCAAAATTTTAAACACGTCCCAGTAGAACTAACTGAAATGGATGCGGTTACGACAGATGAAGGTCGTAAGTATCACACACCCGAAGGCATAGACTTACCATCGATTACTACAGTATTATCGATACTTAGCAGAGATAGTATCGCAAAGTGGCGTAAAAGAGTCGGTGAAGTAGAAGCAAATAAAATATCGACTCGTGCCGCGAATCGTGGTACTGCAGTTCATACAGTTTGCGAAAAGTATCTAGATAACGATGCTGACTATCTAGATGGCGTAATGCCAAATAATATAGAAACGTTTCAAAAGATACGACCTATTTTAGATGAAAACGTAAACAATATTCATGCTCAAGAGGCACCTCTTTACTCTACTTATCTAGGTGTTGCTGGTAGAGTCGATTGTGTTGCAGAATGGCAGGGCAAACTATCTATTAT